AGTTTACCCCCTCCACCTAGCAATCCCCCTAAAGCAGCACCGCCCACACCTAACTTGAGACCTTCCTCCAATGCAGCGTTACCTACATCGGACAAAGTAGCATTACCCTGTAAGTAATCAACCCCTTTATCTGCGGCACCAAGCGTACCTCCGACTAAAGCACCTTCCAAACCGCCGCGAGTAGCCCCTTGTAAAACACTACCCAACGCCGTCTGAGCAGGTTTTGCAAACATAGGTAATTTACCTACAAGCTTACCAGCCGCAGCAAAGGGGAGCGCATAGCCCAGCATTTTTCCAGCCTCCGCAGATTTTGGATTGTCAATGATACTCTGCTCTTGCATTATCTGAGTATCCCTTGCGGTATCGGAAACCGGTGAAAGTAGTTTCATTAGGAGTGACACTCCGGTAACTGCATTAATGCCGGAAGCCGCAGCGTTAATTTTTTCTACTACGGGGTTATGCCTAATGGCGTCAGCAACTTTTGCACCCCAATTCGGATACAGTTTTTCGTAAGCCATAGGGGATGTAAATCTAGGAGTTTCGGTTGGAGCAGGGGAGGGTAGTGCCTGTTCGACACCACCCATCTGTTGACTTGAGAAGTCTAAGAATCTCTGATAGTCGGCTTGAGCTTTAGTAGGTGGTGTCGGTGTCGGTGTCGGTGTCGGTGTCGGTGTCGGTGTCGGTGTCGGTGTCGGTGTCGGTGTCGGTGTCGGTGTTATATAAGGAGAAGGTATATTAGCTAGAGGTAGAGTAGGGGAGGGCGACGGAGTAGATTGCGGGCTTGTGAAGTCTAAAAACTGTTGATAGTCGGCTTGCGCCTTAGATTTAGCCTCTATATCCTTAAGTCTTTTTTCATTTTTTACTGCTGCTGCATAAACAGACATCTAATCACCTCCAACTACCAAAAAAATTCTTTTTAAAATAATCGGCTGCATCAATCGAACCTTGCGTATTTTGCCAATTAACGTATTCGTCCGCTGTAATATTCCAGCGTCTGGCTATGTCGTCGATTACTTCAGGAGATTCAGGAGATTCGGGGTCAGTCCTTAATTTCTCCATATACGCCATAACGCCATTTTTATCTAATTCTTTACCCCGTATTATTGTTGGTTGGACATCACTATATTTATCTTTAGGATCATACTTAGGATTAGGGACGTATTTATCTTTATAGAACTCTCTCTCAATAGTTGCATTGTAATCATTCAGTCTTTGAGTTTTATCTTTAGTATTTGATAAACGAGATTCTTTTGCGAGTTTTAATTGGTCATTTGTACTGCGGCTTGAAATCTGCGAATTAATATTCTTCTGCTGCAAAATCTCCGTTTCTACCTGTTGTAGTGCAAGTCTGGTTTTAGCATCCTCTTGAGTTTTCGTGTATACCGCCTTAATTTCTTTTACCGCATTATCAAATTTCAGACCTTTCAATTCTTCCGCTGCCTTATCTAACTTCATTTTACTTTCATCGGATGCTGTTAAAAGACCTATCGTTTTTATCCTCAAGTCTATAGCCGATATAGCATTTTTCAATTCGCCCTCACGAAGTTCGTTCACTCTCTTACCAATATTCGTCAGTCCAAACTCATATCCATATTTTTCAAGTAGGTCTGAGCTATTTGTTATCTTTTCAAGCCTTGCGCCTTCTACTGCAATGGCTTCGTCTTTCATACCCTGCGCTGAATATGCATCTCTCAAAGCTGCTAGATTATTTTGGTTGTTTGCGACGTTGATAGCAAAAGTCGGATCTGACGCTTTCAAATTCTCATATGCTTGAGCATAACCTCTTGCTGTATCGGACAATACAAAGCCGTACTGTTTTTCCTCGGAGGCCTCTCGTTCTTTTAGCGCATCTTGTTCGGCTTTAGTAACTTTCAAACCGTATTCACCTTTCTTAATTTTTTGATCCTCTTGTTTTCTTTTTTCGTCAGCCGTTAGTTCGTATTCACCTGTAACCGGATTTCTAGCATAGCCCATAGAACCGGTATAGTCACTAATCGCTTTAGCGTCCTTATCTTTTTGTTTCTGTAACGCATCTGCTTTATTCTGAGCAGCCGTAGCCGTAGCCTCTTCCCGTTTCTGAGCTAAGCTGTTGGCGTTGTTAGTTAACGTTGACGCCAATTGTGCAGTTTGTAAATTCCGATTGAACGCTGTATTGTTAGCATCATTTACGTCTGTAACTCCGGTACGATATCTGTTATAAGCGGATGTGTCTAGATTCTGTAGCAATTCTAGATTATTCATTAGATTCCCGATGTTTTGTTGATATTGATTTTTCGCCGATTCTTGGAATTGAGGTATAAGATTCATGTTAGCTAGATCCATAGCCGCCTCATTACTCATACTTCCAAGCATATTTCTCCTGGCAAACTCTCTGATAGTTTGTTCTCTCGCTTGTTGTTGTGCGGCTTTTAGCCCTTCATCTGTATTAGGATTATAGCTGAACGGTGTAGACATAGACGCTTGCCATTTGGATAGTGCATCAGCTATTTGTTGAGAGTAGGGAGAATTATAGGGAGCGGGAGCGGCTTGTTGTGTCTGTGGTGTTATCAAACCTTTTAGTTGTTTGAACATGTCCTCTACGGTCATCGTTGGTTGTTGTGGTTGTTGTGGTAGTTCCGGTAGTTCCGGTTGCTTCGGTAGTTCCGGTTGCTTCGGTAGTTCCGGTTGCTTCGGTTGTACGTATGGTGTTCCGGTATATCCGGCGTTATTACCTTGTGTCGCATTTTGAGCAGGAGTTTGCAAAAAGTTATATGTAGGCGTTGAAGGCGTTGAAGGCGTTTTAACCTGAAACGTGTTTAGTTGATTTGTCATAGTTTGAGGTGCAGGTGCTACAGGTGCTACAGGTGCAGATTGAAAAGATGTGGCGGGTTTAAAAGCCGCCAATTGATTAGCTATATTTTGCGCTGTATTAGTTGCAGGAGCGGTGGGTGTAGCTACAGGCGTTACTTTAGCGGTAGGCGTAGCTTCTATCTGACCTTTTAAGTTATTAACATTCGTCTCAAATTTTTGGATTGTAGCTGCGTTTGTACCACCCCTTGACTTATATCTATCTAATGCGTCCTGAGCCGAAGATAGTTGTTGCGCTAATGTTTGAGCCATATATGTCCTCCTTTCTATTTTACATACTCAGTCCTACTGCCAAGCATGTCTGTAATTATATGTGCGTCAAAACTCATAAGTTTTACTGGCAGTGAGTAGTTATCAGTACTCGCAAAAAGACCGCTCGCATTTAGGGTATCCCTATAAATTTTAAATTGTATTACGTCGCTTACTGTAGAATTGGACGGTGGCGTAATTCCGGTTGTTATGCCAATCTGATGAAATGTCCCACCGGGATACGTAGTCGCAAGATTATCACATTTTAGATACGTCCAATCCGCTACTGTACTTAAGTTAGCGCAATATCTAAACTGTATTAGCATATTTGGTGTATTGCCGCTACTCTGTAGCCAATGGAAATGCGGGTATATTACTTCGGATGCAACCCTATCATGGTTAAGTTGCATATTAGTATATTGAAAACTCGTAAGTGTAGCATTTGTAGAATAATTAATAGTAGTATCAGTAGTATCCTCGGTTATTGCGGAACCGACTATTTTTAACTTTGTCACGTCTCCCAATTCATCCCGATAGGTTCTTGCATCCCCAAACGCTACATACGTCCCGTCACTTTCAAATTTCGAATAACTTGTACTGTTGCCAAAAATAGCACTAGAAGCTTTAAGCTCGGTAAACGTTCCGCTACTACTTGTAAGAATGTTAAACGTAGCACTTCCGGTACTACCAAGTTGTCCAATAACTGCACTGCTTGAAGTTATAGTGTTAAACGTAGCACTTCCGGTACTACCAAGTTGTCCAATAACTGCACTGCTTGAAGTTATAGTGTTGAATGTAGCACTTCCGGTACTGCCTAGTTGTCCGATGACTGCACTGCTTGAAGTTATAGTGTTGAATGTAGCACTTCCAGTACTGCCTAGTTGTCCGATGACTGCACTGCTACTTGTAAGGATATTAAACTCAGCACTGCCAGTACTGCCAAGTTGTCCGATGACTGCGCTACTGCTAGCAAAGGAATTGAGTATACTCGTGTTTGACCAAACGCCACTTGATGTATTGTAAACTAAAAGTTGTCCTGATACTAGCGAACTAATACACGTATCATGTAAATCCTGTAAGGTATTGCCATTGTTAACATTCAACAAAACTGCTCCTGCTGTTGAACTTATTACTACATACCCCACTTTTATTGCTACATAAGGCTTAGATGGTTTTACATTAACAATACCTCCTGGAGTGGTACTAGAAAGATATAATAAATCACCTTCTGTAAAAGCAGACGTATCTATGTCTCGAACTAGACCGAATGTACTTATATATCCTGTATTATTCTTAGCAATATCATGTGTCACCAACCCGATAGAATTTTGGACTGAAAAATCCGTTGTTGCTTGTGCTAATGCAACGGTCGGTCTGTTTCCTTGTGCGCCGTCAATATATACAACTTGTCCATTTGTAACATCACCTGTTGTTTTATTTGTCGCTCTAATGTATAGCTCCTGCCCGACTTGTAGGGTTACATCAACGTTTTCAGTTTGTACGTTCAATGTTTTATCGGAATCGTTCCATCTTAATTCACCTTCACTTAGCGGATCTGTACTCGGTGTAATATTAAACGCTATCTTTTGTACGGATAAACTTGCCGTGCTGTTAATATACGGTATAACTGCACTACTACTTGTAAGAATATTAAACTCAGCACTTCCAGTACTGCCAAGTTGTCCTATTACTGCACTGCTACTTGTAAGGATATTAAACTCAGCACTTCCAGTACTACCTAGTTGTCCGATGACTGCACTGCTTGAAGTTATAGTGTTAAATGTAGCGCTTCCGGTACTTCCAAGTTGTCCTATTACTGCACTACTGCTTGTAAGGATATTGAACCTAGCACTTCCAGTACTGCCAAGTTGTCCTATCACTGCACTACTACTGGCCAGAGTGTTGAACGTAGCACTTCCAGTACTTGATATGTACGCTAAATTAGCCGTACTGGCATTGACCTGATACAACGTAAGTGAACCGGTACTACCAATAACCAATGACGATAAATCGATGTGACTCAAGTAGTACCGCAACCTATTATTCAATTCAACCTGCAAGCTGCTAAAATCCGGCTCGCCGGTTATAGGGTTAACAAGCTCTATGTTTTTCCATGCCATTATTATCGCCTCACTCTCATATAAGGCTCTAGGTAAAATATGGTACAAGGCCCTGTTCCAGAAAACTTCAACCTGTACCAGTTAATCCCCTGTAATGCAGATGTGGGAATCTGTATGCGTGTATTCTGCTCATTGACACTTGCGGTAAATGTTTTTAAAGTTGTGAAGCTTGTACCATCCCAGTCCGTAGAGTATGATACCGTTAGCGTAGACCCAGTTGGTAAATCCAACACTGCGTAAATATCACCAATGACTTTAAGCCCTCTTACAGGTAACGAATCCCATACGCCAAATGTAACTTCCCAAGTGATAGCAGTGCCGCCGTCATCCGTACCATAATTAAGTTTCCATATATAGCCCGAAGTGTCAACAGCATATAGGTTCTCATCCACCTGAGTAAAATCCAGTATACCCATATTCCACACATACCACAATCTCAAATCTGTATCGTACTGTAAAGTGTAATTGTTAGTTGTAGCGGATGTGCCATATGGTATGCTCCAATAAATGTACTTCCCAAACTTACCCGCACAAATCTTGTCCTTATAAGTCCAGTTAATACCCTCAACATAAGTCTTGACTCTCTGGCTAACTTCCTTCGGTACACCTCCCGTATAACCCATAATCCTATCGTAATCCATAAAATAAAGTATATTGTTATGTACCACGACAGACCTATCCGAAACACAGCCGACGGGTATAGGCTCCATAAACTCAAAGTCTATCGGGTCATTGCCATATAAAATATGCATAGTCTGATCTGACCAACATATGACCATATCGTTATAGGCTGATATAGCCGTACCGACACCCTGCATACCAGCAACGGGAATTGTATCCGCATCCAGTACAGTAGTCCAGTCAGTTATCGTATTAGCAGCACAACACTTTAAAACCGCCCCATCTAATGCAAATAACCTATAATCATCACAAGTATATAGTCGGGTCTGTGGTGCAGCCGCTATATCTGCTACCGTAGTTCCATTGAAATACTCAAGGTAACTGGTGTTAGCCCTTACAGTGAATTTAGCCGCCGCAGTATTAAACTGTAACAGTTTGTCTGTACCGCTTATACATGTAGTACTTATATTAATGTAGTCCGTTGTCGCTACTGACCAATACTTCCACACTGCACCATCTACAACGTGAAAAGTGTTTGCGCTACTCGTACCCCTAGTACCTAAAGCACTTGGTGTTGTTATCGTTGCGCTTGACGATGGAAACTGATAACTTCGCCCAGGTCTTACGCTTAAAGCGGGATAATTTTGATTCGAGATATTTAGCGCTGATACGCACTCACTGCGTTTAATTTCGTTAGGTGGGTTATAGGTATTTATGCCGTCACCAGGACGGATAATGTCTTGTGGCTCAAAAACTCTACTCGGCCTACTCTTAAAATACGCCATCCTTACCACCTCGATTCCATTTGCTCAGCTATTATCGGCGCATTTTCATAGCGTTCTTTAAGCCGCTTTTTTATCTTGTCAAAACGTTCATCAAATTTTTGTTGATAGTAATTAGCTATTTCGGTATCTGGATTTTGACCCTGAGAAGCTAATGATTGCGTAAGACCAAAACATAGTAAGTCGTGATACTCAGCATCCAATAACGGGGTTTGTCCAGTTCCAGATAGGGTAGGGGGGTCTTGGTAATAGAAAAAGCGAATTTCATAAAAATCTGTATCAATCGCTTTGCCGTCAACCGCCAATATAATTACACCCTCAGCCACAACACCCCATATGTATCCAGAATCCACATTATCGTTGAGTGTTTTATGCTCGTATTCTTGCCACTCCGTATTATCGTCAATATCATATACAATGTCTTTACTTATCTCTATCTTTATGATATTCTCAGGTTTACAGTCTGTAGGTAGATTGTAAGTGAGTTGGTTAGCTACTGTATACAGAGTTGTCAAATCGTATATGTTTTTTAACCTCATTATCTGACCGTAAACGTCTTTGTGAATTAAATTTAAATCGATTGTACAATCGGCATCCGAAACGCTATTAGGAAACTTTCTATCGGCAAATGCTATAATCTCAGCTACTGTCATTCCTATCACCCCCTAACTTAGTTAAATCGTTTATCTGGTACAACAAAATTCGAAACGTATCTTGCAAAATTACTTATCCTTATTCCATCCATCCAGCCGGGGAAATTAGCAGCATAATCTTGTCTAGAGCCGATTGTTAGGATATCAATGCCTACAACATCTGTAGTATAGGCTTGTGTATTTTCTGCTATCCCTTGCACGAATATTTTTAAAATCCCACTATTTCTGCAAAATGCGAAATGATACCACGTATTCGCTGCTATTGATGTGGTAGTAGCATAATCAACTACGCCAGTAGTATTAAAATGGAATTTACCGTCACCAGTTAAAAACTCCATTCGATACGCTCTAACACCGTTTCTGACAATATCCATCAAAATACAGTCAGCCGCTATGGACGAAAATCTTGCCCAATACTCAATAGTGAAATCGCCAGTTCCGAAGTTGAAAATATTTCCGAAGTTAATAACCTCTAAATAGTCACCCGCACCGTCGAAGAGTATGCTTGAATTGTTAAATACGTATTGTGCAGTATCTATTTGGGCATCACCGCCAACATTAACGGTGTTACCTGCATCATCAATTATAGAGGTTGAACCGTCAGTACCTTTACCTTGTATGAGTAATTTTGTAAATACGTCCTTTCCATACTGTCGTAAACTGTTTCTCGATGGAATTTTTACTAGCGCATCGGATTGTAGTATAGATAGAGCCATACTTCTACACCCCCTAATTAGCAACTCTTAATAGCCTGTATCCACCGCCACCGCTATCATCAGCCCCCATTGATACTTGACGTAATGCAAAAGAGCCGCCATCATTGACGTATAATAGTAATGCTGTATCCTCAGCAGAAGGTGTATTGTCCAATTCCATAATCGACACAGTTCCATCATAAGCCGCAAGTTTCCCAGACGTTGCTGCATTTCTTATAGTCCAATCTACTACACCGGCTTGTGCTAAAATTAACTCTGAATTGCTACCACTCGCTACAGAGACCTTCATACTATGCTCGGACTGTATTCTTTGAGTTGACCTGATAAGACCAGTTGTATCAACTACATTGCCTATTTCAACATCTCTCGTACCGAGTAAACCTAACTGTGATACAGAATTGCTAAGCGCAATATTACTAACAATAAGAGTATCAGCCGATGAAGCACCAGTACCAATACCGTCACCGGTATTAGACAAAGAGTTATTGCAAGCCACAACTGTTCTAGACGACCCGCTTTGAACGTATATACCACCGCCGCCATTAGATACAACATTGTTATTTGATATCACTGTATCAAGAATAGAACCTGAAGCTGCGTGATTAAGTCGAATACCTACGCTTGTATTTGAACCTACGTTATTATTAATTATTTTAGTTCGTTTGTGATTGCTACTACCCGAACCGTCCCCAATCCAGATTCCGTCGCTAGAATTTGATGACACATAATTACCTTCAATTACGTTATCCTCATTATCAGCACCTTGCGCACCAGACCAAATACCGCAATCCGCATTACTGGATATTCTATTGAAGAGAACCTTATTTCGTGAAGAGCCAAATTCTATAAAAACGCCATTTCGTGAATACGTAGCTGGTAAACCGGATGTTGCGCCATTATCGACAATGATATTGTTTTGGATGATATTGTCACTACTTGTATTGTAGATAGAAATTCCGTTATTTTTAGTCCCAGTAATATAGCAATTCGTAATTAGCCCATAAGTGACTTGATTGAATCTTATACCGTTACCGTTTGCGTCATCGGCTGGATGTGTAGAACTACCACTATTGCCATCGACTTTTAGACTTGAAATAGTGACATTAGATACCGCAGAAGAAGGCGAAGCTTCCCCAAAAATGTTATCCGCAGTCGCAGACGCTTTTTGTTTAACAATAGTGTTAAATCCATCCCCTATGTACGTTACATGTGAACGTAAGTTAATGGGTGCGGTTACTATATATGTTTTTGCACTGAATTTAAGCGTACCACCACCGTTGCTATCCAACGCACTTACGGCGTAATTGATATAGGTGGTATCGTCTGTTACACCGTCGCCTTTTGCGCCAAACCATTCAGGGTACATACATGGAACGTCCCAAGTTCCTGCTACGCTTCCACCTAACGACAAATCAAATATTTGGTGTAATCCTGCGTCAATCTTGCCATTAACGCCGGTAATTGTTTTACCACTAGCGGGCTTAAGCATACCCCCCTCAATAAATTTCAACTTGATATTGCTTGGTATGCTTATGCTACTAGCAAGATAACACGTTCCGTCTTTGAACCATATTTCGGCATCAGCACCGTTAATGGTCGTATTTATAAGGGCATACAACGCAGCGTAATCATCGGTGGCGCCATCTAATTCGCAATAAGAAGCGGCGGCGTATACGCCAAAATTGTCACGTGCAAAAAGGTCATAAAGCGTGTTAACGCTTGACGCTTGAGCAATTAATTGTGATAGTGTTGTTGCCATATTATCCCTCCAATACTTTGACTTGTCCTACTGCTCCACCTGTATCACTCTTAAAAAGTACATAATCTCTTACCCTGAAATCATCCACCATACCTGCGGTATACTGAAAACAGTTATTACTTGTTGGCGCAATAGGCGTGGTTCCAGAATGCAAAGGTCTTGCAGTTACATAGCCGTTACCGCTTTTATTATGGAATGTGATATCTTTACCTTGAAGTGACAAGCATACCATCTTAGAGCCTTTAACTCCTGAACTGGAATATGATACCTGATTAGTTGACGCTGCTGTAGTATCAGCGTAAACCGCAACATCCGTGAGGTGTGTTGAAAAGTTAAGACCATATTTGTCCATTAGCTGGTGACCTAGTATCTTTGTCCAATCCGTATAACTCGAAGCGACTCCGCTTGTAACCGTCGGGAATAAAGTGTCTTGCCATATAGCCGATGAACCGTATCTAGTTCCCGTTATCGTAATGTATACCTGGTCTGTTCCAGTTACGACATATACCGCATTTCCGGTGGTTCCTAATGAGCCAACATCGGGTCTAGTACTGCCACCGTAGTCAAAACATGGAACAGTATACTGTTCTTTCTTGAAACCGTTAATCATAATATCACCTTCTCCTTATTCTTTTTTGCGCACTTGACAAACTCTTCAGCACTCACATGTATAGCATGGCAATACCTACACCTACGCTCTTTACTCTCAACTTTAGGTGTTTCTTTAGGGATTTCCTTTGGTGCTTCTTTTGGTGTCTCTTTTGGAGCTTCTTTAGAAAGAAGCTCCAATATGTTATAGAGTAGTTTTTCAGTTACAGTGTTACAGTGGCCTTTATCAACGTTAAACATACTCCACCTCTCAATCGAATGGACATAGTTGTACTCTTAGATGCGTGCATATAGATTCTGCACCCGCTAAGAATAAACGTTCCTTCTTACTACCCCTTACGTTCTGGTTAAAATCCCAAAGTTGCATTAACATATCATGCATTGGAAATAGTGTCGTGGCAACATCGGGCGCAGTCTTGGATAACTCTGTTATTTGATTTGTAAGTGTAATTTTTTCGTCTGTGGTTTGTGCATTGGCCAACGTAGTTGACAATTCCTTCAATTTCTTTTCAAGCTCAATGATCTGATTCACAGTAGGAAGATATTCAAAGATGTATTTTTTCAACGTGTAATCTGTTCTCTCTAACATTTCGTCTACGGTGTAATCAGCGTTATTCAGTCTGGCTACTAAATCGGCACGTTTCGGGTCTATAGTTTTGCAAATCTTACTTGCTGATTCCTCTTGGAAGCCATACAAATATGGAACTTTACAGATATCGCTTTCAGGGGGAATGAATACTGGAATACCTCTAGCTCGTGCATAACCTACAAAATATTCGACTGAAGGTCTTTCCTTTGCGTACTCTTCTTCCTGCGCCATATCGACCCCAAAAATTCCCAATTCTTCTACGCCCTCATATACCGCCATTGCTATCATGTAACTAATACTGTTGGTAAAATAGTCAGTACCAAGAGCCTTGATTATATCCTGTAACGGGTATTCAACCGACATGGGTATATCGTCGTGCTTTTCGGTCATATATATCGGAACCGTCGAAGCCCTTAAATCATCTATGTAATCTTTATTTCGCTTGCTGTCTAATACAGTGCTTCGGTGATGGAGTTCAAAGTGTTTGGTTATATTACTAGCCCCGCCGTTAGGCAATATAGTCTTATACTCATTTAACACCCATATCTCCCATTCAGGATTGTTATAAGGCGCTTTATCCCTCGTCGATGGTGCGAAACCTACTATAGCTACTTTTCTCATATAATTTCCTCCTTAAAATAACTAAGGAGACCTAAACAGGTCTCCTTGTTTTTAATCGATATTTTTTACGAATAGCAACTCGATACCAATGATAGAGTACCGCCATTCTCTCCGTATGTCGACATACTCTCTATAATCCACCTTCCAGTGGATACACCGAGTAGTGTTATGTGTGGATTAACGCCGCATGAAGCAATTCCTATCTGACCAGAAGTTGCCGCTCCGATAGTAGCATTAACTCCATCTGTAGAACAAACCCAAACATAGGCAATGTTAGCTGTTGTCAATCCACAGTTAAACTCAAGTGTAACTCTTGAACCTCTTAATGGTGACTGTAGTAAATACCTGTTGATATCACCGGAAGATGATGACAGGTAGTAATACCCACTTCTAGGTATATTGTCGGATGCCGGTGTTGCGCATGTGCCAACAATTACTTGTGCAGTCCAATTCTCAGTCTGTTTGAGATTTCCGTATAGGAAAATCGAATTGGTTGTGTTGATATCCGCAAAGTTACCGGAACTCGATGTGAGTTTTCCAAATGTTGCCGACGTAGCCGTAACACTACCGAACGTTGCAGATGTAGAGGATACTGTTTCACCCGCTATTGTTACACCCGTAATCGTGTTGGTCGAGTTGAGAATTGGTATGCTTCCGCAGGAACTAGCAACTACGTTTACGGTGTTAACCGCACTTGAAGCCGTTAATGTTTGACAGTTGACGCAGCTTGAAGCAACGGCCGAAACGGTGTTAACCAAGTTCGTTGAGTTCAGGTACGGCGAATTTAGTGCGTTGAAATTCGAATATGTTAACAGACCGCTTGTACCTGGAGACGAATTCGGATTGGTAGAACCGAAATATGATTGAATAGGCATTTTTTCACATCCTTTCTCTTAGTGTGTATTAAGACTCAGCAATAGAGTTTCCAAGACCTGCGGCACACATAACTATTGCTCTTGGGTCAACCGGATTGCAGTGGAATCTAGCACGTCCACCCCAGTTGTTAGCATCTGTGTTTTCGTCAACCCAACTCTTTACCTGCAACGGAATTCTGTTTACGAATACAATACCGTTGCACATTTGGTTGTACCTTGAGTCCATCAAATACCAGCAGTCATATCCGCTAGTAATACCGGATGGATTACTGAGATAATTCCATGTGATTACATTCCATCTACCACATTGGTAGTTATAGGAGTGGTCGGACGTTCCCGGTCTCTGATCTCCATTTGTCCAAATAGCATCAGCGACTTGTCTCTTGATTCTAGCGTTGTTGGGTATGATAATAGTGTCGGGTTGAATGTCAGCATACTCGCCACTATCTGTTTTAAACTTCTGCATTAACTCTTCAACCCTACATAGATTGTCGTATGAGAATCCAGCGTTAAAGTAATTCGCCCATGTTCCGGAAGCGGCTTTATATGTATGTGCGATAGAGAACAGTGCCAAGGTATCTTGACAAGTATTATCATAGACCTTACTTCCGAAAGTAAAGGTTGTACTAGCTCCTGCGTTTAACATAGCTGCTGCAAACTGTGATCTAGTTCTGTAATACGAGCTAACAAAGTTAGACGCTTCTTTTTTGATGTCGACCATTTTGTTGTCCTCAATCATAGTCTTTGTAACCTTGAAAGACTGTTTCCATTCTTTGTCTTCTATGATTTTGGAATATCCTTGCTGTTGGTCAGTACTAGGATACGCACCATTTTCTCCAACATCCTCAAACAATCCTTTGCCTGTTAAACTCGTAAATTTAACAGCCCATTCTTCCGAGTCCATCGTATTGAATATAGCTTCCATGACCTGATGCTCTTTCATTGCCACTGCTTCTGTATCAAGCAAAAATTTCTTAATCGGTGCTTGCGAACCTTTGAATAAATCGTCATTTATACCTGAACCTTTTGAAAAAATCATTAAAAATCAACTCCTTTTTGTTGTAATAAAAAAGACCCTTACGGGTCTTGTGGTTAAACAGTTGTCGAATTCTTGAGTATGAACTTACCAACGAAATATTGTGCGCTTGTATCACTCGTGTTGTGTACAGCGTGGATTTGGAATTGCCCGGTAGTTGCGACGGTGATAGCACCACTAGACGAACACAGAACGTTATACCCCAAACAGGTTGTACCTACAACAGCCTCAGCCGTTGAGTGGTCAACTTTATAGTATAAATCCGGCTGTATTACGTGGACAGGATACTCTTTAGATGTACTACCAGTAGTTGCGCATAGTGGTATAACGTATTTCTTGTTGAAAATCGTAAGATATGTACTCGCAGGTGTACCGGCAAAACCTGTTCCCGTTGAAGTCCTTACTGCCAAACTGTTAATCGGCTCCGTTTCAGTAGTTCCAGCAAGCATATATTCAAACGGTTCGCCAGTAACATAGGGTGACTTAATAACTTTAATCATTTAAGATCATCTCCTTTTTTCTTTTTTGAGAAATTTTACCCAATCCTCCTTTTTCGCTTTAGGATTGAGTTTCCTGTAAAAATTCCATTCGCTTTCGTCGACGTGTACCTCGTTCAAATCAACACCTCCGCCATCTGATTGGATATGCTTTTTTGAATTGATGTCGTTTAGTGTTTTCTGTTTTGCGCTTTTGGTTGACAATTCTACGATACGTTTGATGTTCTGACCTTTCACTAGGTTGAATACCACCCCAACATCTAATTCCTGATTGTGAGATAGTATCTCGTCAATGTCGGACTCAAACTCTTTGAAGTATTCCTCATTTTTCAACTTAGCCTTTTCCTCTATAATGCGAGCGACGTTGACCCGCTTTTTCAAGTCTCTTTCATAGTTTTCAAGATAAACCATTTTTTGAGCTACTTCGGGCGTATACCCACTTTCGACATATTTCTGCCGTTGTGCGGCTGTAACCATTTCATCGAAATTCGTATACCCAAAACTCTTAGCGAATTCATTCTGCTTTTCCTGAGTAGCTTTTAGCTGATTCTCGGATTCCCTTCTTGCCGCTGCATATTTTGCATTATCGTCATTAGATTGAGTTGGCTTTTTATCAACCCTCTTTACCGCAGGTTTAGAGTCCTCGGTATCGTCAGTATCATCAGTGTCGTTGGTATCGTCAGTGCTAGTATCTGTGTCAACATCGTCCGTATCCTCTTCGCCATTCCAAAAATCCTCGTTATCCATAGGATCTACATGTGATTCTGCTTTCGGGTTATCAGCGACCTCACCCGTTTTTACGCTATCGCTATCATTATCTACATTATCCATCCTCATTCTCCTTTACCTTTTTACGCTCGGTTAGCGAAATTTAAAAAAGACCCTTTCAGGTCTTTTACTTTTTGCTGCCACCGTTAGCAGCGTCCTTTTTTGCCGGTGCTTGACTCTTAGGAGAGTCAGCTTTTACAATCTGATTTGCTCCTGCTCCAAAACCTTTAGCCATCCTTATCACCCCTTTCTGTTTTTCGTTCACTGGAATACTGGTTTTGTGCCATCTTCATAACTTCTATATTTTGTTTTACTTTGGCCTCATCCATTTTGATTTGGTAGTCAAGCATCTTTTCAGCTTGAGCCATTTCCATCTCTTTTTGTTTGCCTTGCCGCTCATACTCCTTGTCCATCATTTCCGCTTCCTTCTCCTGCTGCTGCATTTGCGCTTGTTGCTGTAATTGTTGTTGCTGCATTTCCATTTGTTGTTTTGCCATTTCCTCTTGTTGTTTCTGTTCCTCAATAGCTTGCTGCTTATAGTCGCCGGCGTTAGGATACCCAAGACGTTCCATTGCCGCCCAGAATTGCGGCTTTGTCATAAATCCAGCCGATGCGAATTGAATTGTTTGGTTCATTAACCACATCTTGTCTTTTGGTATGCCGTCGCCGGATTCAGCAAAGAACAGAAAATCGGTGTTGTAATACCACTCTCCTGAATCGTCCTGCTCAACAAAGTCATATTTGCTGAACTCCCCATACTCAGGTTGACCGTTAGTACCCATCTTAAGGTATGGTCTCACCTCGTCATAAAACGCAAGTTTAAATTCAAACATGATCTCAAAAAGCTCTTTGAAAGAATTGCGCTTATTGAACCTCTTAGAGTCCATCCTGCCCGTACTCTGATATATTTGAATCTGTTTTGCAAGCCCCGATTTAGCCGTCGTATCAGGTTTACCTTGATAACTGTCAGTTATACCCAGTGTGTCTTTTGCTGCTTTGTATTGCTGCTGATAGAATTGTAAATCAGGTTGAATATTGGCTTGCAAATTCAGGACATTCATTGATGACAACTCATCAACCTCGCCACGTACAACTTGATATAAGTCATTTGATAACTTAAATCTGTGGTCGGACTTTGCCGTAACAATAACGCCACCCCGAAGTATCTTTTCTTCTACTGTAGATATCACTTTCTTGATGCAGTCGGCTTGGTCTCTGATAACATCCACATCCGATTGACCGCCAAAATGGAAAGGAACCGGAACATTTTTTCTAATAATAATCGGATATCTAGTTGGGCAAAAGTATTTTATCTTCGTACCTGCGGGTATAATTTCACCATTATACTTCGCAACATCCATATCAAGCGTTTCATATTCCTCGACTTTACCGTCAATCCTACGTGCAAAATAGTTATCGAGATTTTCAAGTGTTGTATCGTTAGTCCACGTGTATTTACTTATCCTACCATCTTTATTCTTGTACCACTTAGTTATAACTGTCACGTTATCAGTGTCGTTCTGGTTATCACTTTCACCGTCAATGGTAGCATATTCAGGATACTCTTCCCCGATATCAGGTAATGTGACCTTATATCTACGCTCAACCCAATCCTTTGACTCAGATGAAACGGTGAAGAAGTATTCCATTTTTTGAATGTTAAAAACGCCAGGTTGGGGTATCAATTGTTTTGGATGCCTATTATCTAGTTTAATCTCACCTCGATAGAGATGATGTTCAAAATCAGGATCCCACTCCACGACAATTATAGAGAATCCTTGTACAGGTGTAGTCCTTTCGTTCTCGTCATTAATGCGGTATATATCAGACTCAAACATATCGTTCTTAATGGAGTCCTCTATAGTCATCTCAAGTTGCTCTTTGCCTCGCCGTTTACTTTTAACAGCAGGACAGGGGATTGTGGTATCCACCTGACTCTCAATCATTTCATACACAACATTGATTACGTTATTAGCCTTACGCCGTGAATTAGGTGGTGTCCTATTGTCGTTAACATCCAAATCAACTTCATGTGTTCCTATGAATAACTTCTCTCTATCATCCATCAACACCGTATCATATTGGTTTTTAGCCTGGATGAATTGTTCTTGAGCTTTACGTAGCATCTTTTCATTGCTCTTTTCTTCTTTGCGCTTTTCCACAACCTCACCCACTTTTTTTCTAAATCTATCAAAAATTCCCACAGCATCACCCGCTTTTTGCAAAATAAAAAAGCCAGGATACGGTTTTTCGTATCCTGGCTTATTAGGTGCTTACGCCCTCTCGCTCAGTGTTATATACTTAGTTCACTGCTACTCGTAGCAATGTCAGCTAGTTTTACCGCCCTTTCGTTTTTACATCTTGGGCATTTAATGTATATGGTGTCTTGGTCTCGGAAAAACTGCGTCTGCCTACAGCAGTCGCATTTAACACGTGTTTTTTTCATTTTCTTCTACCACCTTTCTTCTTACACGCCAATGAAATCACTCCTTAATAGACCGTATTCAATTACATCAACATATTCTCCATTTTTCCAAGCCGCTTGTATTCTAGTACCCTCTTTTCTAAAACCCAACTTCATAGCGAGCGATTTAAAGCCCCCATTTGTTTTAAGCGTACCTGCATATATCCGATGCAAATTTAAAGCCCTAAAACCGTGGTATATTATCATCTGGCACGCTTCAAAAGCAATACCCTGTCCTTTATATGTTTCCAATAGAAATACCTTTAACTCTGCTGACCGATTAATGAAATTTATATCCTCAAGACTTACACGACCTGCGAATTTACTATGACACACTATGTTCATAATAAGGTTATTGGCATCTGTTACTTTACACTTCGTTATAGGCATCCTGCCTAACTGGCTACCTTTGAGATTATCTAAATCGTTTAAAAGTTCTAAGTTATCCTCGTAATGCTGGTTATATATGTTAGCATCTAACTCACATTTAAAACCTTTGAGTTTCATCAATAGGGCTCCTTTCTCCACGCTTGGCATATTTCCTTTTCGACCTGCTGAACAACGGGGCATTGATTCTGGTCATATCCTAAGCTTCGAAATAGTGGCATCTGGAATATTGGTTTTACGTACCCTCTTTTAACTCCAAACTCGCACCTATCGTGTATACCCGTCGTCCACTCAGGTATATCACCACGCCAAGCATACCTGTAAAAACTATGCTCAGTATTAGGTCGTACCTTAACGTTAAAACATTCTGCATCCCTACGGTAGCCTTTCATAATACCGTCAAGCTTTTTAAGTTGTTCTCTAGCAATAGCCGCACTTAATTCTGTCATTCTTAGATTCATACCGACCATACCAATAATATTTGCTAATTTTGACACTGTTATATCTTTTCGGTTCATGTCATTTATAGCGGCTTCAGCGTGATTCATACTGAGTCGTAAGTTAAGATCTAACTCACTATCATTTGTAACTACCATACCCCCCTCCCCACAATGTACGTGTTTATGGTAGTTAAGGGAATATACGCTGATGTCACCTAGTGTTGTTGTATAATTACCGTAATACCTTGTCGCCGGAGCTTGTGCTGCATCGACTATAAGTTTTAATCCGTAAGTCCTTGATATTTCTTGTAATCTATCGTAGTCGCACGATTGACCAAATAAGTCAACAGCTATAATAGCCCTTGTTTTATCGGTAATTTTTTTAACTACATCATTGGGGTCGATACAAAAGTAATCGGGTTCAATATCTGCAAATACTGGTTTAGCTCCAAACAATAGTGGTATAGATGCGCTACACGTCATGCTGTAAGGCGTTACAATTACCTCGTCGTCGGTTCCTAAACCTATAGCATTCAACGCCATCCATAGTCCCGACGTCGCACTATTACAGGCTACAGCATTATCAACCTTAAAATGTTTTTTCCATTCGTTTTCTAACTCACTGATTTCAAACCCTCCATAAAATTCTCCTGACCAATTACCTTTATATCCTGAAAGAATACCCCTTTGCATGACTCTTTGGACTGCTTCTAATTCTTCTTTACCTATGCTCATTTTTATACCTCACTATAATTTTACACTTCGTCTTCGTCTTCGTCTTCGTCTTCGTCTTCGTCTTCGTCTTCGTCTTCGCCATATCTTTCTTTTGATAGCAATTCGCTGGCTACTTTAACATCTTTAATGCTATGTCGTTTCATGTAATCTCTTACATCTAATTCCCAATTATTTGTGCTACCACAAAATAATTCCATTTTATATCAACTCCTCCATAAGCTCCAACGCTTTTAATCCATCGTACATGGTACACTTGAGTTCTTCCTTACCCTCAAGGAAATTATATGCGTTATCTATGACGTACCTAGTGTGATGGTCGAATCGTGCGGGTACTGGGTCATTACCTATGCGCTGTTCCCTGAAGACATATCCATCCTCAAACAGTATTCGTAACGCCCAAAATCTAAGTATCTCTTCAGACATGAACTCATGTATGTCCATACACTGTCTGGGTACGCCGAAGTAATTAAATATATCTAACGCATGGGTTCCCGTATGTAGCATACCCCTATTAAATCTACAGTAGCCGTGTACAGCTTTACCATGTTCTGCCTTTAACTGCTGATACTCCGGAATAAACCTCCTTGTATAATCTACAAGTATGGGTATTTTGCGGTCTTCGTAAAACTTTATCACTTCTTTAACTTCTACAGAAGTCATACACAGCGGTTTCTCGCATATTACAAGTTTAGGTTTGTAACTATAGAGACTTAATGCTAACAGGTTATAATAGTGCGTATCGTCAGGCGTTGCTATAATAATTACATCATATTCAAGGCAAATATCGGTACGTGTGTCCCAAAATGCATATGCTTTGCGTTCTTTATCTACGCTTTTATCGTATGCCCAAATTTCAAAATTCCCATTCTCCTTTAGTGCTTTAGCGTAAGATATTGTTTTATGCTCGTTACCGGAACCAGGGGCGTCGTTTAAACACCCCATATTACCACACCCGACTATTAGCGCATTATACTTCGCCATACGCACACCTCAACTCGTGGTAGTAATCCTTCTGCTCAACGTTTTTGTTAATGGAAGGTAGCTCAGGATAAGTCATAAAAAATTCAATCACTTCTTTAAGCCCGAAATACACGCCCTTATGCGCCTCGAATAAAAACTTAAGTAGCTCATAATCGTCCTTGGTATCAATGCATAGTCTAAGATGACTGTAGTTAACTTGTGGATTCTTGTCTAAAACAACACACATGTTTTTAAACCGCTTGTAATTGCGTGGGTTTTTGTAAATCCAAGTAGAAACATGTTGTCTATCTACAGGATTGTCAACTTCAGCCGCAACCTTCTCAAGTGTCTTAAGCCAGAAGGCTTGAACGTCCATACCTCTAGGATATGTCCTTTGTATTACATTACTACAGTAATCATTCACCGGCTGATTACCCAGACTGCTTATAACGTCATCTACTGCGTATTTATCGATACATGGGCAATCGCTAGTAATCTCAACTATCATGTCGGTTTTTACGATTTTAGCCGTCCGTAAAACTCTTTCCAATACGTCGTTCTCGTCTATGTCAAATGCTGCGTATTTACATTTTAGTTGGTCGCACAACTCAAATATTTCCTTGTCACCATGTGTGCAAGCCACGATTATATTATCAATAAACTTGCTCATCCTGAGCCTTTCTATGATGTGCTGTAGTACTGGTTTACCTGCGAGTGGAAACATAGTCTTGCCAAATAGCCTTGTTGACTTCATTCGTGCTTGGATGATTGCGGTTACTAGGAATTGTCCGTACATAAACCCACCCCCACTTCGAATTTAGGTTTTATATTACAATGCATTTTACCTAAATCATATTTTAAACTTACACTGAATAGTCTATTGTTGATTAATTGACTTTCTACATGCGCATTAAAGTCAAATAAACTTATGCCGATGTAATCACAAAAATTTTCTACGTATCTAATATCTAGCCTATGATCTAAAAGCTTTACCGCTTTTATAGCCTCTTCTCTACTTGCACCAATCTCACGTATCAAATAGCATTGCCAGTCGGTTTCGTAGCCAAAACCAAATTTCATATACTTCAACCACTGATTAACCAATAGGTGGTCTCCATCAACGCTTGTCTCTCTTGCAGACCTTCCTATTTGCCCAACATACTCGTCATATCTACCTTTAAGACCATATACCCTAGAATATAGTGTATTGTGTACCTGACCCCACTCTTTTACGTAGTGTTGCAAGAATATAGCTTTTTTACCCGATGAATAAACCCTAAGCATTGGAAAATCAAACATGTGCAATTGCTTATAGGTTATAGGTTCACACCCATATAACTCGGCTTCCTCGTCGGTTATTATTAAGTCCTTAGCATTACAACCTTTTATAGTGTTATTATTTACGATAGTTAAAGCGTCTCCACTGTAAACGTTATCTGACAACCCAAATATAGCCGCCGGATTCTCACCCTGAATTATCAAGGGTATTGCTTTTTCACACGCTACTCTATATGCTGACGCCCACAGAGAATATTCAGAACTTCTTACAAGATTTCCGTACTTGAAGAAATCTCTCTTTGTCAAATTCATCATTACTTTAGGGTCTGGTCTAATTTCTATCAAGTCAAAACCATAAGACCGTAGATTCTCGATGTTATGCGTTCCAACTTTAGTTCGTCCGTCAGGTGCATTACACACCAATAACGGATTAAGTCCGAGTTCATATTTTGCATATAGGGCTTGAAAGTGACTGTCTTTACCCCCAGATACCCCGATAACGCAATCGTAAGAACTACCGTGTGCTTTTGCCCAATCGACAATATTCTGTAATTCTTTTTTCCTGGCATCCCAATCAATACTCTTTCTTGATTCCCAATAGTTGCACGCACCACAAACACCATTTTCGTCAAAGACGATATTAGGTCTTGTGTCAGGTTGAACACATTTTTTGCAATACCTCATAATCTTTTTACCTCCTTAAGGGTTAAAGTATTTATTTTTCTTTAAAGCTTTTAGCTAGTAGTACTACTAGACTAACCATAAATCCAAGATACGCTACTATTATAATTACATTCTGCATACTCATAGTACCTCCGCTAATTGCTTTGGTGTCCTTGCGAACTCTCCTGCATCCAGACCCGTAGAATCCTCAAGCTTGTAATGCACCTCGTAGATATCAGGTTTATATGTATTAAACAGTTCCCAGTCCGTAGTATGGTCAGATATGGCCGTATTCTCTAAGCACATAAAAGTCCCAAATGCATCATCATAATCCTGGAAAGTAGCCGGATATTTGCGAACGCTGTAGAGTGCCGTGCAGTTATGCATCTCGTCAATTTTGCGCTCATCGGATAAATCCCCTATACTGACATATACCGGAATATTACGGGGTACATGGCCTATTAGGTAATCCTTAGTCCTGTCATTAGCTATCTTAACAAACGGTATTTTGTGATGCAATAAGAATTTTAAGGAGACTATATCGAATACACTTGAAGTTACTTTGTAGCCGTATGCCATGGCGTATTTGTACATGTACTCAAATACGTCATACTCAAGGGGTATGTTATCACCCGCTGATTCGAATAGCTGAGTCTTGAAGATAATTTCGTATTTCTTGTTATCTATCTTGTAAATCTCATCAATCATCTGCCTGACTATAGCTTTGTCGTTTTTGAATGTATTAGCAGATATATCAAGTATGAATTGTCCCATTGAAATCCTCCTTGTCTATACTAAAGTATAATGAATGGTAATACTTACCTTCCCAATACTTGCGATTGGGCATGTATACATTAATAGCATTGTAGGTATTAGATATCTTTTTCCAGAATTTAATTGCTGAATTACTCTCGTAACACTCGCCGTATATGGTCTTTAGATTAAGTTGATTAAAACCTCTATCTAGTAGCATATGTACAGCAGCCGTCCCATTCTTCATACCCTGAGATATAGGTTTTAGTATTATACTTATCTCGCCCAAGGAATTTTCCCACTCGATATTTAGTAAACCACACATCCCTATGAAGCTAGGTGATGTCTTGTTGTCGTTATATATACCCCACCAACGGCTGTTAGAGTTGCGATTACAAACCACATTCTTGTAAAATTCGGCTTGCATCTCCTGTGTTAGATGGTATGGTGTTCTTAGCGTATGTAGTTGCTGATTTCGCCATAGCCTAACCTCTTCCATGTTGGCTAACGATAACTCCTTAAACTCCATCGATAGACCTCCTTATCTTTTCAACGCTTAAAAATACGGGGTTATTACCCGAAGACAAACCTTGAGTTCCAAGAATCTCATCCGGAGGTATAATCCATTCGTGTAACTTCTCACCTTCACGAATACCCGTAAAATATGGTTTACAACCTAAAGCCTCTACCAAGTCAATTATGCGTATAGAGGGCATGTCCGGTATCATGAGTTCCCCGGGTTTACCTGACTCTAACGCCTTGTCCACTAAAGCAATGGCGTCTGCCATCGATAACCAGAATCTCGTCATACGCTCGTCCGTAACTGGAAGAGACTTAGCACCTTCGGACATGAGTTTCCTGTAATAAGGTAATACACTCCCAGCACTACCTATAACATTGCCGTATCTGCAAACGATACCGCCCTGATTAAGCCATAACTTTTCGGCCATTTTCTTAGAGGTTCCATAGGTGTTTACAGGAAGTACCGCTTTGTCAGTGGATATGAGTATTTTAGTTATAAAGGGATTCAAACAATCCAATAAATTTTGCGTACCATTGACGTTAATTGAAAGGCACTCTTGCGGGTTCTTCTCACATGCATCTATGCACTTGATAGCCGCAGCGTGTATGACATGAGTTACAAGTCTTGTCGCATGTTTTAGACGTTCTTTGTCTCTAAGGTCGCCCAAAATCCATGTGATGTTAGCTGGGTTGCCCAACTCTTCCCTGAGTTGTTTTTGTTTAAGCCAATCTCTTGAATAGATAGTGATAGGAATTTTACACTGTACGTTATCCTTTTTTATGTATTTACCTTGGGATGTGCAGAAATGGTGTTTCAAGTAAGCACTTCCGAATGAGCCGGTTCCTCCGGTTATTAATAGCATAGCTATTCACCGCCTCCTGACTATTTATTTATGTACTATTATTTTATTATACCCCATTTTTGCGCCAAAAGCAACTTATCTTCCTTAGATGCACGAAAATAATCATCTTGACGGTCGGGGGGTAAATCATTTATACTTATATGTTTTTCCTGTTTTTTAGCCGTACCTCCTTGACCTGATAACGCAGTATGTAAAGCTATGGCGTACGCCATAATAAGGTCGTCATGCTTTCCATCTTGAGCTACAGGTTTACCCCTATCATCCCTAACAAACGTTAACATTTCATCCAATGTTGGTATGTCATTAATTTTATCAACGTAATCCCTAACATACTCAACAAGGTCTGATATTATAGCTTGACGATTATACTTGTCCGTTCTAAATCCATATTTCTGCTGTATATCGTGGGTTATGCTATCCGTCTGTTGGCGTAAGTAAATTTTGGGATACTTTAATCTTTGAAGATTCAACACAAATCCAGGGTTAAAATTGACTTCAGGGTTGAGTAAAGCGGTGTTGTAATAATACCCACCATAAGTAGCCTCTTCCGCTAGTTGGTCTATGTCAATATGCCCATGGAAAACAGCCACTTGCTCATAAGTCGAAGAGTCTAATATCTGTATTGCGTCGTAATCTCCGGTAACATTCCCCTCCGCTAAGTCAATTCCAGCAACGTACTTTTGGTTAGGTTGCGGATGTTGGTATATAGTCCACAATCCATTGGCATCCGGAATGAATTTGGAGGTGGAGTTAGGTGGTGTTGTTGTTGGTGTTGTGGAGGAGTTTGGGTTAAACCTACCCTTAATGGGCTTATAGTATGGAGTTTTACTCGACTTAGCCTTTGGGGCATTTAAATGCACAATCCTATTCTGCACTTTCTGTGCATCGAATACAGTCTTACCAAGTACACCCCACTGTCCTAAGCAATAGACCATGTAGTAATAAGGGTCGGTCTCCTTGAATCCCTCAAGAACGTTTATAGCCTCTTGGTCTAGAAATCTATTGTCTTTATAAGTTGTATGAGATGTAGTTGTGTTTGGGTGGTTAACGTCAAAAAATCTAGACTTGAGCCAATGGGATACTGATATCGGATTGAAAGTTAAAATTATCTGTTTATAATATTTTGTTTCACCCCTCAACCTGATATCTAATTGTTGAAAGTCTTCTAACGTTAACTCACTCGCCTCTTCAATCCAGATTGAGGTTATGTTATAAATAGATTTTAATTTCTCTACGTCGTCCAGTCCTGAGAATATGATTTCAGATCCATTGATTTTATACTTAATACGCAGGTCGGTCTGGTTGAAATCAAAATTTGCAGTGGATTCATAGTCGCCTATTTGCGAACGCAATTGCTGAAAACAAGATTCCCTTAATGTTTTACCGACTTTTCGCACCACAAGTATTCTATGACCCGCCTGAGATTTTATACGGCGTATTATTTTTTGACCGGCAAAAATTGATTTACCACTACCTCCACCACCCATTAGAACTAAATACCTTTTATTATCATCGTAAAAATTCCAATATGCTTTATTAGTACGATCGTAAATTTTGATTAGCGGTAGGATTAATTTTCTATCGGTCTTATTAGCTTTTTCATATAGTTCGAGTAGTTCTTGTAATTTATCCAACACAAATCACCCTACTTTTTCTTTTTCTTACCTGCTTTATTTAAAGCGATAGCGATAGATTGTTTTTGAGGGTATCCGGAGTTTACTAATTCAGAGATATTGCTGGATATCGTTTTTTTAGATTTACCTTTTTTGAGGGGCATATTATACGTACCTCCTTAAATGGTATTTAATGGTAATTAGTTTTTAGTAGTGTACAATTTACCACCCATATATATTTAGAGAAGCCGGGGTGGGGTTGCTCCCTACCGGTGGGGGTAGGGTGGGGGTATAGGGAAAAGATAAAATAAATATAGTAGAGCAGTGTGCAGTAGAGCAGCGTGCAGTAGAGCAGTGTGCAGTAGAGCAGCGTGCAGTAGAGCAGCGTGCAGTAGAGCAGCGTGCAGTAGAGCAGCGTGCAGTAGAGCAGCGTGCAGTAGAGCGCATGTAAAATATTTGCAATGTAACAATATAGATATTTTGTTACATTAAGAAAAACCCTGCAAGCGTTGGC